AAGAGGAGATTTAGTAGCAACTGATTTTAATCCTGATGATTTTGATTTACCAAATATTGGATTTACTGTATCTTATTGGGTTAGACCAGATGAATTAGGTGCTGATATGTTTGCAATTGGAAGAAAAGCTCACAATAACGAAAGATTTACATTTGGTATTAGTAGAAAGAACAAAGGATATTTTGGTGTTGGTGCAAATCAATCTGAAAGAGCTTGGTCTACAATGCTTGATACAGCAGGAATAGATAAAGCTACACATTTAGTTCAAGATACTGATGATACATGGATATTAGTAGTTGGTAGATGGTATCATTTTGCAGTAACATATGCAGGTGCAAATGCGGGGAACAACAATAGGTTGCGTAAAATATATATGAATGGTCAACAAATATGGGGTACTGGAGTATCAGATCCAGATAATAAGGGTAATATACATTGGAGTCAGACAGGTACAGAGATGAGTAAAGGTATGTCTTTTGGTATGAGAGCAGTAAGAGGTTCGGGAGATACCGCTTCATATAATAACGGATGGGCTTGTGGTCTTGATGAAGTAGCTATTTATGATACCGAACACGATGCTGATTTTATTGCAAGTGTATATAATGGTGGAACTGGTTATGACCATACAGGTGCTAGTAATCTTGTAGGATATTGGAAATTTAATGAAGGTAGTGGAACAACTGTTAAAGATTTATCAGGAAATGGTAATCATGGATTATTAACTAATGATTCTCATGGTGATGATGGTGGAGCTGCTTTTGCTACAGGAACACCAACTTGGGAAGAAATTGAGAACTATAAATAATGGCTATTCAACTACTAGATAAATCACTTGTGATGAAACCTCGTAGGTCACATCATGTAAAACCTGCTAGGGTAGAAGAGGTGGTTGATGAAACTATTGAGAATGTATATGGAGAACCGAAAGCTGATAGGTTCGATGAAATAATAGATTTACTAAAACAAGGTAATATTTATGGAGAGAAGGAGAATATAACTTTAGGAGCAGTTGATGTTCCTATTGAGAAACAAATATCAATAGATAAAGTTTCAACTAAAGGATTAAAGTCTGAAGAGTACGCTAACAATACAGAAAGTAAGTTAGATAAACTAAGGAAACTACGCCGTGGCAATTAAACCCGTAACAAATAAAAATGCTACTTATGAATCTACTGTGAATCGTGAAACACAGATTAGTATCAGAAGTGAAAAAGGTAATGCTAAAGTTGTAATAAAGAAACCAGGTGGTCAGAACGCTGGTAAAGGTTTTGCTATAGGATTGAAAGAGATTGATACAGCAGTTATCAAACACATAAGAAATATAATGAAACCAAAAGTAAAAGAGCAGAATGAAATAATTTCTGTACCAGTTCTTTATGGTAATGAGGAAAGGTGGAAATCAATACAATCAAGAAACGCATTGAGAGACAAAAATGGAGTAATAATTTTACCAATTATAGTTATCAAAAGAACATCGGTTGGATTTGATGATGCTATGCCGCTTTCATTTGATAATGATGTACAAGGAAAATTTATATCGGTGATTCGCTCTAGTAGTGGATGGAGTAAAAATAATAGGTATGATAGATTTGCAGTTTTAACAGGACAAAAGCCAGTTCAAGAATTTGTTAAGACAGGTATGCCAGATTTTGTTGTTTGTAGTTATAGTATCGTAATGATGACATCTTTCATAGAACAAATGAATGATTTAAATTCACTTTTTATAGAGCATCTAGAAACTTACTTTGGTGACCAAACTAGTTACAGATTTTTATCAAGTCTTGAGGGTGGTATAGCTAATGAAATAGAAATGGAATCAAGAGGTGAAAGAATAATTAGAAATGAATTTACTATGAACATTAAAGGATATATGATACCTGAATTTACTGATAATGTATTTGGTAAAACTGCTGAGTTGGGAAGAGCTTATACTCCAAAAAAAGTATCGTTTTCTGAAAAACTTTTATAATTATATATGTATATAATTGTTATAACAAATAATTGAGGTTCTAAATGTCTGAAATAAAATTCACAGATGATGAAATGAAAAAAATACAGGATTTATCTGATAAATCTGGTAATATTACAAATAGGTTTGGTCAATTAGCTATAGCTAAAATTAACTTAGAAAAACAAAGTGAGCAAGTCGAAGAACAAGAATTCAAACTTCACGAGGAGTTTGATGCTTTGAAAAAAGAAGAAAATGAAGTTCTTCAAACTATAACCGATAAGTACGGACCTGGTAATTTAAATCCACAAACTGGTGTTTATACACCAACAACACAACCCGAAGAACAAAAATAAAATAACTTTTTCAGTCTTTCAGAAAATAAGTAATATTTATATATGAATAATTATATTTAAATCCTACTTAAATTTTGGAGACAGCAAATGGCTGAGAAAGTATTATCACCAGGTGTATTTACTAATGAAATAGACCAATCATTTTTACCTGCAGCAGCTGGTCCAATAGGAGCTGCTGTCGTAGGACCTACAGTCAAAGGACCAATCTTAATACCAACAGTTGTAAATTCTTACTCTGAATATGTAAACAAATTTGGAGAATTAATAGAAAGTGGAAGTGATAAATATCAATTTTTGACTTCCCATACTGCTAAAGAATATTTAAGACAAGGTGGACCTCTAACAGTTGTGAGAGTTGCTGGCCTCACCAATGTTGCTAAAGCAACTGCTCATGTTCCTAGTGGTTCAACTACAGGCTCTGCTGGTGCTATATTTACTCTTGAGGCTTTAGGTGATGGACCTCAATTTAATAATTTTGTTGGTACTGGCTCAGCCTTTGGACCAGATAACTTATTACCACCAAAAAAGAATGCTGCAAGTAATAATCTACTTTTATCAGGTAGTTATGGTGGTAGACCAGATAATTTCAGATTTGAAATATCTCAAAGAAATCTTAAAAAGGGAACTTTTACTCTAATATTAAGACAAGGTGATGATACTACCAAAAGAAAGAAGGTAATTGAAACACATGAAAATTTAACATTAGATCCGGAATCATCCGATTATATTTTAAAAAGAATAGGAAACCAAACTACTAGTGTAACTACTGAAGATGGAGTTGCTCTTTTACAACCTAGTGGAGAATATCCAAATCGTTCACAATTTGTAAGAGTCAGTAGTTTACCAGAACATAGAAAAACTCCAAATTATCTGAGAGCAGATGGTGAGGTAAATGCGGATAAATATCCTAATTCTGGTTCTAACATTCCTCTTGTTGGTAGTGGAAGTTATGGTGGTGCTTTTGGTAGTTCTAATGAACTTGGTAATCTTTCTACCCAATCTGGACAAACTGCTGGTTCAAATGGCGACCAAAATCTACAACACCCATTTGGTTTTTACGAAGATATTTCTGCTACAAATTCACAAGGTGTGGGTATGGTCGCTAGTGCTGGTGCCATAGGAACTGGTGGATACACTACTGCGATTAGTCTGTTGGCTAATAAAGATGAATATGACATTAATCTATTATTTTTACCTGGTGTAGTAGATCAACTTGCTAATCACTCTGTTGTGATAACTTCAGCAATAGAGATGTGTGAGGATAGGGGAGACTGTTTTCTAGTTTATGATAATAGTTCTAAAACATCTAATGTGGCAACTGCTAAGACTAATACAGAAGCTCGTAACTCAAGTTTTGCTGCTACCTATTATCCTTGGGTTCAAATTCAAGACTCATCATTAGGTACTGCTAGATATGTTCCACCATCAGTAGTGATAGCTGGTGTTTATCATTTTAATGATACTGTTGGACAACCTTGGTTTGCACCTGCTGGTTTAAACAGAGGTGGGATTGACTCTGCTATTCAGGCGTATAAAAAATTAACACAAAAAAATCGTGATGACCTTTATGATTCAAATGTGAATCCGATTGCGACTTTTCCTGGACAAGGTGTTACAGTCTTTGGACAAAAAACAACACAAAAGAAAGCGTCTGCTCTTGACCGAGTAAATGTTAGACGACTTCTAATAAACTTGAAGAAGTTTGTTGCGAACTCTTCAAGAAATCTTGTGTTTGAACAAAACACCAGAGAACTAAGAAATCAGTTTATAAATACAGTACAACCTTATATGGAACAAGTTCAAGCCAATCAAGGTTTGAATGCCTTTAGGGTTGTTATGGATGAAACTAATAACACACCAGAGACAATAGATAGAAACAGACTTGTTGGTCAAATTTTTATACAACCTACAAGAACTGCTGAGTTTATCGTATTGGACTTTATAGTACAACCGACAGGAGCTACTTTTCCTGAGTAATTTTTAATAAATTGATATTTATTATTGGAGATAAAATATGGCTGATCTTGTAAGCTCAAATGA